GTCTATATCAGCATCCGTAATTAAACCACCCGTGTCAGTAATATCTAACGTTAAACCCGTTCCCGTACCACCCGTAGTAGTAACACCCGTAGCCGTTGTATAACCCGTTCCTTGGTTAGTTACCGTAAATGTAGTTGGTATTCCTGAAGTAGCTAAAATAATTTCAGCTTGTAATTTTTGTAGTAAATCAGTACCTAAAAAGTTTTGTATATGAATGTCTTGTGCTATTTTAACGTACTGAATAAAATTGTCCGTGTCTACGTTGCCATTCATTGCAGTGAATTTAACAACGTCTTGTCTTGTTATTAGTAGTGCTTCAGGCATTATTCTCCGTATATTTTATTAGTTGGTAAAAATCCGCTATTAGGCATATCCGTTGGTCTTTGGCTAACTTTAGAATCGTTCTTTACAACGTACCCTAACTTTTCAGCTTTACGTACCGCAACTTGTTTTAACTCTTTGCTATTAACATCTATTGCTTTACCGCTAAATGTAGCGTAAACTTGTTTATTCCAACGGTGGTGACAATTACCCCCGCCTTTATAAAACCAAATTGAATAAGTGTCCGCACCTTTCGGGCCCCAACCTTTATTAACTATTTGCGAACCCATTTTAATAATATCTTCTTTACGATATATTTTATTTGCCGCTATCATTCTTCTACAAAATTCACGGCTATTACTTTTTGTTTCGCCAGCGTAAACGTACCTTGTTATGAATTTAACATCTCCTATTACTTCGTCTTGTTTACTTGTAATATTAGGTCTATTGTCGCCCGTTGAAACTAAGTTAACAATTTTGCTTAATAAAGATTGTTTAGGCTCTTTAGAAAGCGTTTCGTTCTCTTTATCGTCCGTTTCATAATCTACGGGATATTCGTCTATTAGAATCGAATTTTCGGGTACATCTTCGCCTAAATTAATAAGCATTTCAGCTATCTTAAAATCTTTGCTTAATTCCGTTCCCGTTTCTTCAGCAACTTGTTCTTCAGTTTGTGCGTTTTCTAAATCTACGAACTCTAAAGGTTGTAAAGTCTTGAAGAATAACTTTAAAGTAATTCCGTTATAACCTAAAATTTTGTCAAAAGAATCTATTATCTGGTCTTGAATAGGTTTAATTACCATATTGTCGAATAGAATAGAAGCGTTTTTAATTTCATCAGCATTTGAACTAAAACCATTTGCCGAACCTAAACCGAAAAGCAAAGGACTTGTAACGTTATGCGCTAACATAATCTTTTTAACGCATTCTTCACTTAAATAAGTATAGTGTTCAGGCGCATCGTTTAACGGTAAATCGTCAACCGTAGTTTTAGACTCTTGGTTATTATTAAAAGCAACTATTACTTTTTGACCTCTTGAGCCAGTCAATTGACTTAATACCTTTCCTTTGATTATTTGTTGTTGTTCTTCAGTCGGTACACCGTTGTTAAAATTTACTACTTTAGTTCCTGAAAAACCGTTTTGTACTTCGTTAATTAAATAATCAGCTATTTCTTCTTCTAACTTTGCATAGGGTAACCCACCTTGATAATCAGGCAAAGCGTAATATTTCATTCCTACCGCATAGGGTTTAGAATAAAGTATTTCTACTTGTTCGTTAGAATATCCAAACGCTGGAATTCTTTTAGGTACATATTTCTTTGTATCCTCCCAATTATCTGAATAGTAATAACCCTCTATTTCTCCGTCTTTATTACATTTTTCAGCACGTAACAAATTAACAGGTATGTGATAAGCCTTTAAAATCTTTTTATGCGCCTTGTCGTAGTGAACTTGCATAGCAAATTGACCGAACATTTTACGGTCTAAAACTATTTTACGAATACAATCAGCATTAAATAAAGCCATCATTTGAGCGTACTCATTAGGCTTTTTATTAGCGTCTAAAGCACTTAAACCCCTACCGTAAATTAACCTATTAACGTTGTTTATAACAGATGAATTTGTAGTTGAATTAACGTACCTATCTATGATAAACTGAAAGTAATTATTATCTTCGCCAAATTCCACCCAAGCATCTCGTTTAGATTCCTGAATTACGGGCGTTGTGTATGTACTTAATTCTAAAACGTGTATATTATTCATAAACTATAAATTCATTTGTTGTACTGTTTGAAACGTATTGACCGTTGTTTACTGAAAAGGTATTAACGTTTTGATTAGTACAAAATATTCTATCTTTATATACTACGCTTGCACCTCTAATTATTACTAAATCGTAAAAATGATTTTCTACTAAATTAAATTCAGCTTTTAAAGTGTCGTAATAGTCGCCAACCGTGTGAATATAGCCCGTTATTTCAGTTGTTACATTCGTTTGATCGTCCGTTATTCCAACGTAATCAAACACGTGCGAACGTGGTATAAACACGAAACTTTGTTCACTTGTTGAAGTTGTTAAAATAATCATATATTATAAACGATTAAAGGTCGATTTTGTACCGTAAAATAAAAAACCCCTACCGAAGTAAGGGTCTTTTTGCAAGTATATGAAGAAAAGAAATTACGAAGTAACTATTGTTGCATCAGTACCAGCTCCAGTTTCAAATAAAACTTTCAATCCGTTTTCGTCTGTTACGTCAAGGAAATTAGCTGGTGAAACTTCCATAGCTTCGAAAGTTAGGTTGTACCCGTTGAAGTCACCTAAAGCCGAACCTGAAGAAACAGTTCCAGCAGTAACATCAGCCCCTTGAGTTAACCCCATTAAAAAGAATTGGTCGGTCATTGTTCTAACTACAATTCTTGGTCTACCGTAAGCAAGTAGTTTAACGTTTTTATGCGTTGTAACGTCTTGTCTTTTTAATTGAATAGTAAGTGTTTGTTGAAAGAAAGTAGTACCGTTGTCACGGCTTGAATTGATTGTAGTCTCAAAACTGTTAGCACCTTTTAATTCGTATTTGTATAGACTCAAAGCACTTGCGGGTGTCCAGTCTGTAATTAAATCAGTATCGGTATTATCGTAAATAACATCGTCAGAATTTAAATCGTCGTAGTTAATAAAGTAAATAGCTTTTAAACCCGATACCGAGTCTTTACATTGTTCTATTCTACCATTTGTTATATCACAGCTCATTTTATTATTTTTTAAAGTTTAACAAAAAAAAAGGTGGTGTATTTTGCACCACCCTTTCGTATAGTTTATGTTAGATTAGTTAGCCGAGTTAACAATTCCGTATGTAACTACATCTTCAGCGAATCCGTATTTAACGTCTCCAGTAAATCTCATTACTACACGTACATTCATTGAACCGTCGATCAATCCCATATCGATAATTTTAACTTCGTTCATGTCATTTAACAATCCAGTTGCAAAATGTAAGTTAGAAGTTTGTGAAGCTAAACCAGTATTGTTAGCTAAACCGTTAGCCAAGAAGATTGGTAAACCGTCGAAAGAAAGTGATCCGTTAGTGTACCATTGTGTACCCAAGTTATTTGTACCGTTAGCACCTAAACCGCTTGCACCAAATCCACCTAATGCACGGATATAAGCTCTAACGATGTTAGAAGAAAGATACAATTTAAGGTCTGGTTGTCCGTATAATCTTGTTGGGATAGCGTCAACGATTGAAGCGATTTGAGCGATAACGTTTGAAGCATCAACAGTAGTTCCCGTTACCTCTTGTGCAGCTGGCAAAGAAGCATCAGTAGTTAATTGTGTCATGATACCCGCAAATTGACCTTGTGTTGCGTTAACACCTTGCCAAATTGAAGTCTCCATGTTAGCAGCTACTTTCTCAGCTACGTGTGCAATTAAGAAATCTGTAAACGATTTAGGCATTACATCAAAAGCAGAGTAACCCATTTCAATCGCCTGCCAAGTCTGATGAAAATCTTTTTTACACAATTGTAAATTTATTTGATACTCTTCAGGTTGTAATACACGTTCAGTTAACGTAACTGTAGAACTCGCATCAAAGTCACATGAAGCGTTACGAATTAAATCGTCAGTTGCTACTCGTTGAATAACTTGTTTGAATTTTACGTTCGGGTGAATAGTCATACCACCTTGCTCTAAAGTTGGTGCGCTAAGGATAGCAGCAGCGATGTACTTACCAGCAAACTCACCAGCGTATGTAGTAGTGATGTTTGTACTTGTACTTAAATTAATTTTTTCCATTTTATAATATTTTTATTTAGATTAAACAGCAGTTAGTGTAATTGCACCTGAAGCAGTTCCCAATCCGAAAACATACCAGTTTGTACCGTCACAATTCAATTCAACAAAATCTCCGATAGTATCAGCAGCGTGTGCGAAAGTAATCGTGTTTTCGTCAGCTCCCGGCACGTTTACTGAATTCACAATAACACCACCTTGAATTTTGTTTGTAGCAGCTTTAATAGTCCACGCAGTAGTAGCAAATAATGCAGCTACCGTAAAACGGTATCTAAAACCCGCAGAAGTAGCAACCGCTGGCAAAGTAATTTGCGCTCCAGCAGCAGCGTTTAAATAAAATGACTTGTCTGAATCTTCAGCAGTCAAAGTTGTTGCACCAGTCAACGTTTCAACAAGTCCTACTTGTCTTGTTACGTCGTTAGATACAAAGTTGTAAGTTGTACTCATTTTTTTTTGTATTTAGTTAATTATTTATTTAATTTTTCAAGTATTGAATCCATAGTTGTGCGTTGTCTTTTTGCACTTAACTTAATAGAATCGTTCGTGTTTTCGTTTTCAGGGTTAAAAGAAATTGGTTTTACTTCAGAAAGTTCAACTTCTTTAGCTTCTTTTAGTTTAGATAGTTCAGCTTTTAGCTCGTTATTCTCGTTTTTAAGCGCTTCAATTTCAGAAAAGAAAGATTCTTTAATCATGCTTTCTACGATCTTTTTAGGCGCAGCTTTTGACGTTTCCATTTCTTGTTCTTTCTTCGCTTCTTCTTCAATCGGTGCTTCTTCAGGCATTTCTTCTTCTTCCGCTTCTTTCTCTTTAATTTCAGAAATAACACCTTCTTCTACTACTACCAAAATACGACCGTCTTCCATTTCGTATTCACCTATTGGCAAAGCTATTTTTTGTTCATCTTCAGTAACTACGAAAACTTCGTTACCAGCTTCAAACATTTCAGCTTCTAAAACTGTAACACCGTCCGATAGTTTCATTGTTTCTAACTTTACCTCCATTCCGAGTAAAGTTTTAATTTGATTGATTAGGCTATTTTTCATTTTTATTTTATTTATTTAAGTTTATTTAGTAAAGAATTTACTTTGCTTTTTTCTTCTTTTATTGCAGTTATTTGATTTGCAAAATACGAATCGCCTAAACCTAATTCTTTTACTTGCGCCTCGCCTTTGATAATTAATTGTTCAACTTGGTTTACAATATCTAAAGCCGCTCTTAAATTTACAATAGCAGAATTATAATCTGAATTACCTTTAGCCCATAACGGCATATATTTTTTTGATAGTTCTTTAATATCATTTACTAAAGACAATTCAACTTCGTGCTTTTCAAGTTCTACTTTTTGAACTTCGTTAGCCTTTTCGATTTTCTTTAAAATATTGTTTATCATAGCTTATTAACTTATTGGTTTTTTAATTGTTCCTTTTTTATAAATGTACTATTGTAGAAGTACCTTGATTTACTAAACTTCCTATACCTTGATTTTGTAAGTCACCGTTACAGCATTTAGAATCGTATTTACCGTCTTTACATAGGCAACCACGTTTACCGCCTTTAGGACTTGTTTTACTTTTTGTCGGTGTTTTCATAGGTTAATAATTATTGAAACGTACTTGGGTCTTTAAATGAATCAATAGTGCCTATTATTTCATTTTTTTTATTCAAGTTAGATTTAATTACAGAATATAAAGGAATATCATTTACATTAAGACCTAAATTCTTTGCTTGTGTTTCAGCATTTTTTAATAGTAATTCTATTTTACCAGTTGAGTTTAATAAAGATTCTCTCATTTGCATCATTTTTTTAAATGGAGCATCGGCACGTGTTAAATAGTCTTGGTATGCTCTCCAAGAATTATCAGCATTTTTAAGGGTGTTTAAAATGTTTTCATTAACTTTTTTTAATTCATCAACTAAAGCTAAATCAATTTTATGCGCACCTAACTTTGTTTTGTTTTCGTGCTTTATAATAAGCTCTTTTAGTTTTTCTATTGTATCCATTTCATTTATATTTTTACTCATGTCATATTTATCTACAAAATAACCTTCTATCGAAAATCCTTTTACCTCTCCGTCTTTTACTTTTTGCCACACCTCGTCATTGTTTACTTTCATTGAAATCATCCACGTTCCTTTAGGTAAACTAAAACCGTACAATTTACTTTTATCCGTTTTTTCATCTTCAATAATCCAACTTTCAACTACGCTCATCCCTTCTAACATTTTACGTTCGTGTTCGTACGTTGCGTTGTTTTGATTAGAACGCATTAAAAAAAGTTCCGAAGCCTTACGTACCGTGTTCTCACTAAAGTAAATGTAGAACTCTTTATCCTTGTTTTTACGGTATATCTGTTTGTTAGGAATTAAAGCCGCACCCATTAAAATACGCTTTTCAGTATCAACCTCTTTTAGTTCTACTTCGTGTTTTTGTAACGCTACAAAATTTTCTTCAATCGCTGGTGATTCAACAACGGAAACGGCATTGATACCCATTTCTTCTTTTGTCTCATCAATCAGTAATTCTATTATTTCAACTTTTGCCATATCTATTAAACTTAAAGTGTTGCGTTTTGTACTCTATTTCTGTCTAAGGCTTGTGCGCTTGTTACTTCGCCACTAACTACGTATGCTTGTGTTGGTGTTTGTTGTAATTGTGCTAACTGATTAATACCGCTTGATCCGATTGTATTAAAGTTCGCAGTCATAGGCGCAGCACCCGTAGGTGCGTTTGAACCACCACCACCGCCCGAACTTGAACTACTTTGAAATTGTTGCGAAGCTATTTTTTTAACGTTAATTAAACCCGCAGTAATAGCCGCAGCCATAGCAATATAATTAAACGGTGGTGGTGAACTTGCTAAAGCCGTGTTTGCCGCTTTGTAAGTATCTATAACCGCAGCCGCTATATTGACCGCCTTTTGTACCTGAAAAGCTTTCTTTTGTTGTTTCTCACTTTTACCAGCGAATAGTTCAGCTAAATTTGAAACTACTTGTAACGTATCTTGCGCAGCGGTTAACCTATATTCGTTTAATGCTTTTATACGTGCTTTTTCTTCTTCGTCTATTTTCTTTTTCTTTTCAGCTTCAGCTTCTTTTATTTCAATACGTTTACCAGCTGCCGCTATTTCGTCGTCTATTTCTTTTTGCTTTTGTTGTATTTCTTTTTTATTTTTTTCTTCCCAACTTAAAGCTTTGTCACTATTATATTTTTCATCTAATTCCTTTAAATCTTTTTTAAGCGTTTCCTCTATTAATCTTTGCGCTTCAGCTAATTGTTCGGCATCAACTATTTTGTCTTTTGAGTTTGCTATTAAATCTTCTTTTTCTCTTTTAGCCTTTTCATTTGCTAAAGCTACTTCTTTTTCGTAGCCGTCTTTCATTAAGGCTAAACGCTTGTCTATATTTTGACGTTCTAAGTCCAGTTGTTCTTTTGAGTTTTTATCGTTTTGGTCTTTATTGTTTTGTTGGTTCTTTTTGTTTTGTTCTAATTTTCTTTGCGCTATCCTATCTTCGCCTTCTAAAATTTTATCGTCAAGTCCCTGAATAGTTTTGTCGTAACTATCGGCAACCGCTTTTGGATCAAACAAAACTGAAGCAAGTTGTTGAGACACGTATTTATCCGTTAACTCAAATAAACCTTTACTTAAACTTGTACCTTCTAAACTATTTATAAACCCACCTATTTGTTTTTCAATACCTGCATAGGTATCTCGTATGTTACCGAATATTGCTTTAGTGTCAAACGTAGAAGCGCCCGCAAGTTCAAGTAATTTATTTACACCCGTTAACGCTAATTCAAGCGGTGCAATTAACGCTTCAAACATTATACCCCGTAATTGCTTACCGAAATTAAAAGAAGATTTAGCAAGGAAAATAAAGGCGTTTGATATACCGTCTATAATACCAGTTATAATATACAACCCCATACTTAAACCCGTTGCGTATGTTTGAATTATATACCTTGCAAAAGTTTGATTTCTTTGTGCGGCTGCTACTTCAGCTTTTTTATTTTGTTCTTGTAAAGCTTTTTCTTTTTTAGCCGTATCAATTACTTGTTGTATTTTAGCCTCACGAAGTTTAATTATTTCTTGTTCGCTTTTACCTTGAAGCTCTAAAGAATTTTCTTGCTTTTCAAATACTTCTAATTCTCGTTCGCTTTTTGTTAATTTAGCTTGCGTTAATTCAACGTTCTTTTGTGTTTCTTCGTTAACACCACCTACTAAACCTTTAATGTCGTCCCAATATGCGACTATTGTACCTAAAGCGACAACAAGCGCACCTATACCCGTAGCAATTAATTCAGTTTTAATTCCTTTCAATGCAGTTTTAGCTACAGTTCCTAAAGTTGAAAAAGCGTCTTTAGCTTGCATTATACCATTAATACCTTGTGTTAAAGCCATTACCGCTTGTACACGTAACATTGCTTCTTGAACCTTGTCACTTTCAACACCTAATAAAGCTAAACCACCTTCGAATGCTTGAAAGCCATTCATTACGCCATTGATAGCACCTTCGACCGCTTGAAATTTAGCATCAGGATTAAACCCCTTAATTAAGTCCTTACTGAATTCTATTTGATCTTTTAATTCAGCGGCTTTTCTCGCCGCGTTGGCTGCTTGTTCGGACGTTTCCCCGTAAGTTTGAGAAAGCTTTTGTAGTTCTTGAACCGCTTCCCTATATTGCGTTTTTAATGACTTGCTATTGTCTTGTATTTCTAATTCTATTGTCCGTTTTTCTGCCATCTTTTACGCTTTTGTTGGTTATAAACTTTTTTAATATTGTCCGTTAGTTCGTGTTTTCCTTTCGCTACGTCTACAATTTCACTTACCCCGAAAAAATTATCGGCTTTTAATAGTTCTAAAATTAGTTGAATCATTGTTGTAATATTTGAATTTGATTTGCTACTTGTTGACCGTTACTCAAAGTGTACGTTATAGTCAAAGTAATAACTTGAACCGCAGAATTTTCAGTTACTATATTTTGAAATTCTTCAGTAATTAAACTATCTGAATTTTCAGTTAAAATATTTGCGGGCGTGTCCGTGTTTTCAGGAATACAAACCGTTATAAATTGACTTGAGGTTATTGTACTTGGTGAAATTGTTACACCAGGGAAGTCGGTTGTTATATCAGCACTAACCGCACCGTTTACAAAGTTAATAGCAACTTCTATACATTGTGAATCAAAAGAAGGTACGTAAGGTCGACCGCTTGTTATAGGTCTAAAATCTAAATACAAACTAAAATCTACTTGACCCGTTGTTAGGTTACTTTTCATTTCGTTTATAATGTACCTTTTATCTCTTATAATAAGACGATCATTTAGTTTTAAGTTAGTCAATAAAGAAATAGGTAAATTCGTCTTTACGTGAACTAATCTATTCTTTAAATTAAATAAACTAAATAAATACGCACTATAATATTCAGCAAATAAACCTTGTTGAATTGTTTCGTTATGTATTACTGAATTATCAGCTCCAAAGTTTAAACTGTATTTCGTATTTTGGTATGTAAAGTCTTGACCAAATAAAGCAAATGAATCTATATTTAAATGCGTTGTGCCAGTATCAAATTTTATAGGGTGTGCGCTTAAATCATTACTTTCACCGTACAAATAAAGCAGCATCGGTTTAGGTGTATATGCGTTAAAGCTTTCATTTAGCGTATAACCGAAAATAGCATAGTCGCCTGAAGAATGCGTTGACCGTGCAAATAATAAATTTTCAAATGGTGCTTCTATTATATATTCGTCACCGTCATAACTATATTGATATTCTACGTCACCGTACTGCTGGCTATATGCTTTGTAATAATTCTTATTTACAAAGCTTTCAGATTGTTGATATTTAAAAGCTATTTTTTTATATAACTTAATTCGTTCTATATCAATTGAATCTATATCCGTGTGCGGTGTAATATCTACGATTGCGCCTTGACCGTACCAATCTTCTAAAGGTAGTATTTCAAATACGTTCACATCAGTAGCTACACACGTACAATTAAACTCTTTTAATACACCCGAAAAGAAATCCGATACTTTCATATCAGGCAAAGTAGAATTAATGCTAACATTACCACTTACGACAACTTGGTTAATACTTGCCGATTGAGCGAAATTAACTACTGAAGAACCTACTACAAATTCATATTCATAAAATAATACTAAATCAATATTCATTGAAGCATTAGTGCGAATTTTAAAAGTTATGTTAGTGTCGCATCCTATTGTGTCTTGAATAGTACAAGCGGTAAAAAATCCTACCGTGTCACGGGTCAAAGTTTGAAATAAATTACCGTCTTGGTATATATCTAAATAAACAGTACCTAAAGCACTTTTCGCACTAATATACATTGAATAGGTATGCGTTGCAAATAACAATCCAGTAGTATCTTCGTTTACTATATCTATTGAATCGGTAGTTACATTTATCCCACCCGTTATTCCTAAATTACCGATTGTTGAAGTAATAGCATTTATCGTTACGTTTTGCGCTTCACTTAACCACGTGTAATTGTTCGTGTTTTTAGCGTATAAAAATACATTAATAAATCGTGGGTCACTTAAAAAGCTTCCAGTAAAAGTAACCCCGTAATCGTTTGCAATTGCCTGAAATAATCTACTTATTTTAACAGCTGGAAATAACTCATCGTATTGTATTGCATGAGCGTTTTGTGTTACGTCTTCAGTACCTTGCCTATATTCCCAAACTCTGTTGCTTGCAATTAAAGGATATCTAACATCGTAATCGGTTGTTAAATCCGTTATGCGGTCGTAAACATTATTTGCAGTATAAGCAAATTCTAAAGAACTTAAATCTAACAAGTTTAATTTATCTTCGCCAAACAAATCCTTTAACGTCCGTATTTCACCGTAAAAAGTTAGTTGGTAGTTTTCGGCATGATTGTTTTTTATGTTCGCTTTTTCAATTGATATTTTACCCCGTCTAAATGTAGTTAGGTCTATTTCAATTAATGCGTTCCGTCTTATATTATGGTCAAATAAAGTAGAAGGGTTATAAGGGTCTCCTATATCAGTTTGATAAAAATGTTTAAAAATTTGATTGTTAACAGTTGAAGCGGGTACTGTAAACGATTGTGAAAAGTCAGTAAATACTTTCGATATATCGTTAATATTTTGAACGCTCGAAGTAACGTTAATTTGTTCGTCTTCGAATAGTTCAATCTTTTGACCTTCAATATATACTTGTACTTGTCTCATATTACATTGTTAATTGCATTGAAAGCAAAATCAAACTCTAAAGAATAGTTAATCATTTTTTGATTTATATTCTTAAATAGTTCCGTTGACTTCGTGTTAATCTTTACGGGTAAACTGTTTAATAATATTCTTTCACTTGTCATTAATTGTTCTAACAAATCGTTATAGCTTTCAGTTACCCAGTCCGTGTTTACTTTTATACTACGTTTTGCAGTTGTATTAAACACTTTGCGTTGACCTTCTAAAGTATTGTAGTTAGGAAAAGTATTTTGCATTAAATTGTATTCCGTGTTTTCAACGCTAAAGGTATCGTTAGACGCTGCAAAAAACCAAGTCCTTTGCCAACATCCGTACTTATTTACAAAGTCGCACAAAACACCCGTATACCTACAATTGTCGTAAGGCTTAAAGTAACCCGTCCAAACAGTTACGTCACTCCCTAAAATATTAACTGTTATTTCTAATTTGTTACCCGCAGCGTAATAGTTTTGGTAAACCCTCGGAACGTCTATAATAGAATTGTTTGTTAAGTTTTGCGTGAATGTCGCAGCCGTTGCCAAGTTAGTATATTTCGCTTTGAAGCTTGTCGCAGTTTTAACCATTATATGTCCAGCCCTTCTACTTGAATTTGTACTTGGATTCGTTCCGTCGTAGTAATAAAAAAACGTTCCCTCGTCGTGTAATATGTCGTTACTTGGTGTATAATTGTATCCTTGTTCGTACCAACCGAAACCGTCATAAGCTACGTATGAATTCGTACTTAATAGTGTGTATGTACCGCTATCTAATTTGTATCTTTTTAGTTGAACGTTACACCATTGATTTGTGTCGCTTGCGGGAAAAGTATTGTATATTTCTTGTCTTGTATTCCAGCTTAAATATTCACGAATGTACGGACTAATATTATAATACGTCTTTACGTTGTTTGAAGCGGGTATTAATTTACTCAAAGTGTAACTTGGCGTAGCTGGTGCGCTTCCGATACCGTTCCAAATAAATACTTCTAACTTAGAACCGTCTTGTCCTGTTTCGGATATTTCTACTATATAAGGTGAACGTGCGAAAATACTCATTTTATATTCTTTAAATTTTGGTCTAATATTTCGGTTAACAGTTGTTCAGCATCTAAACCGTATTTATCTATTAACGTATCGGGTAAAGTTTTGTAGGCTTCTTCAAATGGTTTAGTAAAAAACAAGCTCGGTTTGATTCCGTATTTTTGTATGTGAGCAGCTAAAGCAAATTTAATACTTGAACGAGAAACAAATTTACCACCCGCACCTCTTGGCGCTAAACCTCTTTTAACTACCCATTTATCAAAGTGTCTCGGACTTGGTCTATTTGTTATTCCTGATTTGTATGAATAAGGTGAATCTGGAAATTTTCTTTCAGTACCCGAAACCCCTTTATCCTGAAAGTTACCGTACGGCTCCATTTCAAAATAGATTCCTATTGAATTAGGCATTTCTTTAACGTCGCCTTTAATTGAATTAGATAATCTACCGCTTGAATTTTTACCCATCTTTTGTAAATTGGCTTTCGCTTCAGCTACTACCAAGTCACGAAACTTTTCTAAGGCTTTTAGTCTTTCACTCATTAATCGTAAATTGCATTTAATGTAATTACACCGTCAGGGCAAAGCGCCGTGTATTGTGCGCTATTCATCACTAAACGAACACGCCCGTCGCCATTATCGTAATACGTACCATGATTTAAAAAACACGCTTGACTTTGAACGGGCGGGTTTGAATTTAACATATCTACAAAATCAGTTATGTTATTTTGATTCGTGCCATAACAAGCGGTTACAAAATTACCGTCGCATAAATATTGAATTGAATTAATAGGCGTAGTTTGAAAATCTATTACTTGACTAAATGCAGAATATTCAGTATCGTCGCATATTGTCATTTCGTTAGGAACTAAAATATCAAACGTCATTGTCCAACCAGCTAAATAGTTTTCAAATCTTTCAGCGAAGGCTTCTAACGTTGGATTACCGTCTACCTGAAAAGCATCGGTAAATAAATCACCCCTTCGTAGTTCTTCGTACAATCTATTTAGAATTGAAAGCATAGTATTTAATACATATACTTCGTTATCGTTTCCGTTGAATACGTCAGTATCTTCGTCTTTTGATTTGTTGACAATATCCATAGCCATTAAGCTTACGTTAAAACGAATTATATTGCTTTCAAACGTTGCGTTATTTACTATAATATGGCACAACGGAAAAATAGTTTGTTTTGCCAAGTCAACCGCAAAAATATCTCCTTGCGTTACCGTGTTAATAAACGGATCGTTATCTAAATTGCTTTTAAGCGTGTCAAGTATCGTATAATAATTAGCCATTTTTTGTCATTCTTTTAATTTCTCTTTCTTCTATTTCTCGTTTTTGCTTTTCGTAGGTAAGCCATGTAAGACACTTTCGAACTCCCAGTCCGGTAACTTCATCAAATTTTGTAAGGTCGCCTTGAGCAATTGCATAGATTGAATTATACCATCCCCATCTTTTATTAAATTGCGCTCTTTCGCTGTAGTCATTAACTTCTTGTTCGTCTTCAGTTGGTTCTCCAAATAAGTAAGCGTATGTTGAACTAAGTCGTTTCCTAAACTCGAAAAAAAAACCGTTGCGCCCATGACAACATTTAACGGTGCGTATTTCATCAGCTCCGAAAATTCATCCGTTCCCGTGTATTCAAATATCTCGTACCGCTCTTTGTGTTTCTTTGTGATAGGTCGATACATTACCGCCATGGCTTTGTGAAAAGTTTCTACGTTTGAAATATTACTTTCTAAATCAATGTACTCCCCGAAACTCATATCTTCTAAATTAGGAATGAAACCGAATTCAGTGTCTTGAATTTTAAACGTAGCTTGAAATTTAGGCTTCGCTTTAAATATTTCGTTT